CGTCGATAGCGGCACGCCGAACGGCACGATGGTATTTGCCGACGGCAACGGCACGGCCGATGCGGCGTCGGGCACGGTGTCCAGCGGCACCGATGCGATCGTGCTGGACTGGCACGGACGGTTCCTCGACGGCACGTTCGGCATGACGGCCGGCGGCGCGCAGACGATCCTCGATCAGGCGAACTACAACAACATCCTGTCCGGTGGCTCGTCCTTGGAGGCGGGCGCTGCGAGCGTGACCACCGACTGGTCGCGGAACTCGCAGGGCACGATCTCGAACTACCAGTGGGTGATCGGCGCGCTGTCGATCAACGGCGCGACGGGTGGCTCCACGACGATGCCGTGCGACGCGGGCAGCTTCACGCTGACCGGCGGCGACCTCACGTTCCGGCGCTTCAAGCTGACGTGTGATGCGGGCTCGTTCACGCTAACCGGCAGCAATGTCGGACTCGCCGAAGGGTCGGCGCAGACCGGCGGCTTTGTCGTCGGCTCGTCCACGTCGTTCGTCGGCGAAGCCTACGTCGGCGCAGGTGAAACACCGCCGGCAGGCTCGCCGTACACGCTGCCGATCGAGTCCGGCTCGTTCGCGCTGACCGGCGGGACGGTCGGGCTGAAACAGGGTTACGTGCTGCCGATCGCGGCGGGCTCGTTCACCCTGACCGGCAGCGACGCGGCGCGCGACATCGTCTTGTCGATGGGCGCGGGCAGCTTTACGCTGACGGGCGGTGCGCTCACCCTGACGCCGAGCGGCACCGACCCGGTGCTGACGTGCGATGCAGGCGCGTTCACCCTCACGGGTGGGACGGTCGGGCTTAAGCAGGGGTATGCGCTCCCGCTGGCCGCCGGATCGTTCGCGCTCACCGGCGGCGCGCTCGGACTGCGGGCGGCCCGGACGCTGCCGCTGGCGGCGGGGTCGTTCAGCCTCACGGGCACGGCGCTGGGACTGAAGCAGGGCTATGTCCTGCCGGTTGGCGCGGGCTCGTTCACGCTCACCGGGTCCGACGTCACCCTGACGCCGAGCGGTGCGCCTGCAACGCTCACGGCGGACGCAGGCACGTTCACGCTGACCGGCGGCGCGGTCGGTCTCAGAGCCGCGCGCACGCTTTCATTGTCGGCCGGGTCGTTTGCGCTGTCGGGGCAGGCGGTCACGCTCCAGACCGCGCATCGGCTGGCGTTGGCCGCAGGGTCGTTCTCGCTGACCGGATCGGACGTGACGTTGACGCCGGTCACGTCGGCCCGGCTCACGGCGGAGGCGGGGTCGTTCACCGTCACAGGCGGTGCAGTCGTTCTGCAGTTCGTAGGCAGCACTGCGCGCGTGCCGCGTGATCGTCGAATTCCGATACATGCCGATCGGCAGATCGCCGCGCTGTCTTCTGGACGGCGGACGGCGCTGATCGCGCCCAATCGCCGCCGAGGTGGCTTGTGAGTGATTACGACCTGAGTTGCGCATCGGTGCTGCGGCCGGACTTCCTGAAAGACCCGGACGAAACCGTCGACTACCTATTCAACTGGAAGGCCAAGCTCGACGGCGACACGATCGCGACCAGCGATTTCCTGCTGCCGGATGGGCTGATAGAAGTGAGTTCGTCGAACACGACGACCACGGCGACGATTTTCGTGTCGGGCGGTTCGGTCGGCAGCACGTACCGCGTCACCAACCGCGTGACCACGGCAGGCGGTCGCACGTACGACCGCACGTACAACGTGCTGGTGCTGGAACGCTGATGGGCAAGGTACTTCGCGACGCAAGCGGGCGCTGGAACAAAGGCGCATCCGCGAATCCTGGTGGATTCACGTCCGAAGAGCGCCAACAGCTGCGCGCGCTTAAGAAACTGTGTCTGACGAACGCGCAGACGGCCATCGCCAAGATGATTGCACTGATGAATTGCGGTTCGCCGTCGGTGGAATTTGCAGCCGCGAAGGATCTGCTGGACCGCGCCGGCCTGAAGTCGGAAATCCTCGGTTTCGAGGACGAAGGACCGACGCTCAATGACCTCAGTGATGCAGAACTCGACGAAGTCATCCGGATTGCTCGCGAGCGCGTTGCAGGAGCGACGGCTACGGGCAGCTCGGAATAGCCTCGCCGGCTACATCGACTACCTCGACGTTGGCGTTGTGCCGGCGGCGCACCACGCGCTGTTGATTCGCGAGCTTGAGGCGCTGGAACGCGGTGAGTGCTCGCGCCTGATGGTGCTGATGCCGCCGGGTTCGGCGAAATCGACGTACGGGTCGGTGCTGTTTCCACCGTGGTATCTCGGCCGCAACCCGGGCACGGCGATTCTCGGTGTGTCGAACACGACGACGCTAGCCGAGCGGTTCTCTCGGCGAGCGCGAAACATCGTGTCGATGCCGCAGCACACGCAGGTATTCGGCGAGACGGTATCGGCAGAATCGAGTGCAGCGGGATCGTGGGAAACGACGCGGGGCAGCGAGTATTTCGCGGCCGGTGTCGGGGCCACGATCACCGGCCGTCGCGCCGACCTCGGATTGATCGACGATCCGGTCAAGTCGCGCGAGGAAGCCGATAGCGAGAACACGCGCGAAAAGCAGTGGGACTGGTACGTCAACGATTACCTGACGCGCCTCAAGCCCGGTGCGCGGCAAATCCTGATACAGACTCGCTGGCATGAAGACGACCTAGCGGGACGGATTCTCGCGCGCGAGGCGGCCCGCTGGCGTGTCGTGAAACTGCCTATGGAAGCGGTGGAGAACGACCCGTTGGGTCGCAAGCCCGGCGAACGCCTGTGGGCCGAGTGGTTCACCGAGGAAATGGTCGCCGATGCGAAGCTCAATCGGCGGTCGTGGTCTGCGCTGTATCAGCAGGAGCCCTCGCCGGATGACGGAACGTTCTTCCGTCGCGAGTGGTTCAAGTTGGTCGACCCGAACACGGTGCGCGGGCATGCGTACACCACGGGCGACTTCGCGGTCACGGAAGGCGGCGGTGACTTTACTGAACTGGGTACGCACAGGTACGCCGATGGCGTACTGACCTTGGGCGTCGATGGCTGGTTCGGCCAGACGTCGGCGGATGTGTGGATCGACAAGTTGCTGGACCAAGTCGGTCGGCATAAGCCGCTGGCGTTCTTTGGAGAGTCTGGGCCGATTCGACGCAGCGTCGAGCCGTTCTTGCTGAGACGCATGAACGAGCGTCGAGCGTTCGTGCGGCTGGAATGGCTCGCGCGCCCGCACGACAAGCCAACGATGGCGCGGTCGCTTCAGGCGATGGCGGCGTCTGGCAAGGTGCAGATCGCTGACACTGAGTATGGCAATCGACTGCTCACGCAGTTGTTGCAGTTTCCCGCTGGTAAGCGTGACGACGCCGTCGACATGGCCGCATTGATGGGCATGGCTATTGGCGACGCGCATCCGGCGGTTACGAAATTGGCCGCCGCGCAGAAACCTGCGATGGATGGCTACATGAAGGAGCGAGAAGAGGACTCATGGCGCGTCGCGTGAAAAAGCAGGAAGTCGCCGACGATCCCGACCTGTCTCTCGTTCGGGAGCAGTTCGAGGAGTACGCGGACGCCACCATTGGTGCGCGTGCGCTTGCGGAGAAGTGCCGCAACTACCGCGACGGTAAGCAGTGGACCGACGACGAGATCGCCACGCTCAAGAAGCGCAAGCAGCCGTGCATCACTGACAACAAGATCCAGGACAAGTGCGACACGCTTCTCGGCATCGAAAAGCAGATGCGGACGGACCCGCGTGCCTATCCGCGCACGCCGCACGAGAACGAGGCGGCCGAGGCTGCAACGGATGCGCTGCGCTACGTCGCCGATTCCAGTGACTACCATCGTGCGGTTCGCAAGGAAGCGGCCGACAACCTCATGGTGGAGGGTCTGTGCGGCGGTCAGGTGATCGTCGAGAAGCGCAACAAGGGCGTCGTTAAGGTGTGCATGGAGCACATCCGCTGGGATCGCCTGTATTACGACCCGTACAGCCTGCGCGCGGACTTCGACGACAAGCGGTACTGCGGTTATTTCACATGGATGGACTACGAGGACGCGGAACAGCAGTTCCCAGAGCGGAAAGACAAGCTCGACGCGTCGTTTGCGGGTGAGTCGCTTAGCGGCCCCGACTCGACGCATGATGACAAGCCGCGTTACGTGCTGCGCTCCGGGGGCCGCAAGCGCGTTCAGGTGTTCAAGCACTACGTCCGCAAGGGCGGCGTGTGGAATGAGGGCATCTGGTGCAAGGGCGGCTGGCTGGAGGACCTGAAGCCGTGCGCGTACAAGGACGACGACGGCAAACCGCAGTGCTGCATTGAGTTGCAGGCGCTGTACCGCGACTCCGACGGCAATCCGTACGGTGTCGTGCCGCGTTACCTGGACTTGCAGGACGAGCACAACAAGCGCCGCAGCAAGATGCTGCATCTGTTGAACGCCAAGCGTGTGATTGTCCAGAAGGGCGCGCTGGATGACCTGAATCTGGTGCGCTCTGAAATCCACAAGCCGGATGGCGTCGTGGAAGTCGCGGGCAACGTCGACCAGATCCGCGTTGAGGACAACTTGGCCGAAGCGCAAGGCCAGTGGCAGATGTTGCAGCAGACGGACCTGTCGCTGGCAGCCACGGGGCCGAACGCCGCGCTCGCCGGGCAGTCTGGCGCGATCTCCGGCCGTGCCAAGCAGTTGGATCAGGCGTCGGGCACGTTGCCCGTGTCGCCGCTGTTCGAGGCGTTGGAATCGTGGGAACTGCGCATGTACCGGCAGGCGTGGTGCCGCGTTCGTCAGTATTGGAACGAAGAGACGTGGATTCGCGTAACTGACGACGAAAAGAAAATGAAGTTCGTCGCGCTCAACCAGAAGTTGACGCACGGCGACATGCTGGCCGAGGAAGTGAAGCGCCGTGGGCTGCCGCCGGATCAGGCCGCGCAGTTGGTGCAGCAGATCGCACAGGACCCGATGGCGCAGGAACCGGCAATAGACGAAACCGGTCGGCCGCGCATCAAGAACGAAGTCGCGCGGATGGACGTCGACATCATCATCGACCGTTCGCCGGACACAGTGACGATCCAGCAAGAGCAGTTTGACATTCTTGCGCGCATTGGTGAGAAGCGCCCCGAGATTCCGTTCGACGTGATCGTCGAGGCGTCGCAACTCCGCAGCGAGATCAAGAACAAGGTTCTGGACCGCCTCAAGGGCACGAACGATCCGGCCGCTGCCAAGCGCGCGCAGTTCGAAGAAATGATGCAGCAGCTTGCCGCCGCGCTCGCCGATGCAAAGGTGCGCCGCGAGAACGCAGCCGCCGCGAAGGACGAAGCCGCGACCGTCGAGAGTCAGGTCGACGCGTCCGTCAAGGTCGCGACGTTCACGAACGGGCCGGATCAGCCGGCTGCTGGCACGTCCAAGCAGTCGGTCGCAGTCAACTAGTTTTCACCTGCCGCCGGGGTCAACGGGCGATCGGGCGCATCCGCCGTCACAGGATGCAACGTGCCGCCGACGTACGGGCGTACGTGACTACCAACGAAATCGGAGAGTGAACGATGAGCACCCCAGAAGAGGGCCTGAGAGACATTCTCTCGGGTTCTAGCGCCCCTGTGACCACGACGCCGGCCGAGCCGGTGACGGACGTTAAACCGGCTGCTACGCCGGAACCCGCTGCGACGTCGGCAGTGAAGGCGGAACCGGAAACCAAGGCTGAAGAGCCGAAGTCGACGGAACCCGTACGGGACGACAAGGGCCGCTTTCAGAAAACCGTACCGCAGGAAGCCCTGCACGCCGAAAAGCAGAAGCGCCGAGAGTTGGAGCAGCAGTTGGCTGCGCTCAAGGAGCAGAAGCCCAAGACGAGCGTCCTTGAGGATGAGGACAAGGCGTTTACCGAGCGCCTGTCCGAAGCCACAAGACCGTTGCAGGAACGGTTGTTCAAGCTGTCGATCAAGGCAGCGAAGAACGTACCGGGTCGCGAGGATTTCGAAGACGTATCGCAAGCGTTCGTCGAGGCTGCGGAGCGTGATCCGCAACTGTACGAATCGTGGCGCGCGTCCGACGATCCTGGCGAGTTCGCCTACACCGTCGGCAAGCAGATCCGAGAGCTTGCGGACGTGAACGGCGACATTGTGGCGTACGGCGAAAAGAAGGCGTCGGCCGTGCGCGCGGAACTCGACAAGGCGAACGAGCGCATCAAGGCGCTTGAAGCCGAAGTGGAAGCCGCACGCGCGAGCAAGGCAGAACTGGACAAGGTGCCGCGTTCTCTCAACAACGCGCCCGCCTCCGCGACCCCCCGGTCGATCACGGAAGCGGACGACGACGACATCAAGACTCTGGTTCGATTCAACAACTCTCGCTGACAGTCAGCGACGACGGCCGAAAGACAACCGCCTAATGGCGGTTTTTTTGTGCCCGCGCGTCGCGCTGTCGGCTCATCTGGAGCACGACAATGGCAGAAACGGCACTCCCGACCAACAGTCGGGTCATCAAGTGGCAGCGCGACTTTTTCCGCGAGTACATCCGGGCAAATCGCTTCTCGAAGTTCATGGGCGCGGACGAATCCGCGATCATCCAGATCAACGAGGACCTGCAGCGGTCCGTCGGCGAGACGGTCAACTTCACCCTCGTCAACAAGCTCGCCGGCAGCGGTGTCACGGGCACGTCGACGCTGGAAGGCAACGAGGAAGCTCTGGGCATCCGGAACTTCCGGATCACCGTGGACCGCACGCGGCACGCGGTCGTTCACGACAAGCTGCACGAGCAGTTCTCGGCGATCAACCTCGTCGAGGGCAAGCGTTCGGTGCTGATGGACTGGTTCAAGGAGAACGTCCGCGACCGCATCATCACGGCGCTCGGTTCGATCTCGACGGACGGCAGCACGCACACCGCGTACGCGTCGGCCTCCGAGCCGGATAAGGACACGTGGGCGAGCAACAACAGCGATCGCATCGTGTTCGGCGCGTCGGCATTCAACGCAGACCACTCGGCGGGTCTTCTGCAGGTCGACACGTCGGCGGACACGCTGACGTCGGCGAACCTGCATATCCTGAAGGACGCGGCCAAGTCGGCCAATCCGAAGGTCAAGCCGATCAAGGTGCGTGACGAGGAAGAGTGGTACATCGTGTTCACGGGTACCAAGAACTTCCGCGTTCTGCAGTCCTCGCTGGCGACGATCAACCAGAACGCCTGGACGCGTCACGAAGGCGAGGGCAACCCGCTGTTCACCGGCGGCGACCTGATCTATGACGGGATGATCATCAAGGAGATCCCGGAGATCGCGGGACTCGGCACGGTCGGTGCGTCCTCGGCGAACGTTCAGCCCGCGTACCTCTGCGGTGCGCAGGCGATCGGTTACGCCATCGCGCAGCGTTCGAAGATGATCGAGAACGAGCGCGACTACGGCGCGAAGCAGGGCGCGGGCGTCCAGATGATCGACGGCATCAAGAAGATGTACTTCGGCTCTGGCGCGAGCGACACGACCACGCCGAAGCAGAACGGCGTCGTGACCGGCTACTACGCCTACACCTGATAGCAGCGGGGGCGGTGAATAGCCGCCCCCGTTTTGCTTAGGGACAACACTTTCAGGAGAGACAGAGATGGCAGGTGAAACGACTTCGGTTGCCGCGAGTGCCGCGCGCAACTACTACGCGAATCCGGGCGCGGGCACGTTCGCGGTCGAGTTCTCGCTGACGTACAGCACGACGCAGAACGAACTGAACGACGTCATGGAAGCCGGGTACATCCCCCCGTACGCGAAGGTGTACGCGGTGGGCTGGTATCCGACCGACATGGACACGAACGGGGCGCCCGCGGCCGTGCACAAGGTCACGGTCGGCTCGACGGACGTCGTGACGGGCCTCACGGGCGCGCAGACGGGCACGGCGAGCTTCACGCCAGTCACCCCGACGGCGGCGGCGACGGCGACCTCGTCTTCGGCGGCGCTCGTCAAGGTCACGACGACCACGGCGGCGGCGACGGCGGCGGCGGGCACGGCGCGTCTGGTGCTGTTCTGCCAGACGGCGGCGTAAGGCGCAGGGGGCGGGACTGACACCGCCCTTTCTTTCGAGGCTGACATGACGCTCGACGAACTTTACGAGGCCGTGCTGCGCGAGGTTCAGGTATTGCCGATAGGCGAAGCTGCGCCGCCGGAATACGTGCAACTCGTAGCGGCCAAGTACACGAGCCTGTACGACATGATGTTGACTGACAGCCTCGTATCGTGGACGAGTGACGAGGACATTCCGACGTACGCGGAGCAGCCGGTCACGATGATGCTGGCGTACCTGTCGGCGTCTGCGCTGGGGCTTCCGGAGTCCAAGGTGGCCGAACTTCGGCAGGCCGGTGCGCTGCACCTTCCTCCGGCCGAGGGCGGGCCGTCGCACGCCGAGCGGCAGTTGCGGCGACAGTTGGCGCGCGCCTACGTGCCCTATCCGGCGCAGTCCGACTACTTCTAGCCCATGCGTATTCCTTTCGGAATGGGTGCCTACACGCTGGGCGACTCGGCGACGTTCGACGCCCAGCGGATGGTGAACGCGTACATCGAAGCCGCTCCGCCGGGAGCAGAGTCCGAAGTGCTCGTGCGTCAGTCGTACGGCATCGAAGACTGGTCGTCGGCAGGTAGCGGCGTGGTGCGCGGCGGCGGTGTCGTGCGAGGCGTTCTGTATGCCGTGATCGGCACGACGGCGTACTCGTTCTCGTACGGCGGCATGGCTACGGCGCTGGGGACGGTTCCGGGTAGCGCAATCGTCACCGTGTCTGGCGATGAAACTAACGTCACGTTCCTGACCGGTCGCGTGATCTATCAGTGGAATGGATCAACGCTGGCGGCGGTGACCGATCCGGACGCGCCGCGCACGGATTGGCTGGCGAACCTGGACGGCTATTACGTCGGATCGAACGCCGATACGGGCCAGTTCTACGTGTCGAGCAATCGTGATCCGTCTGCGTGGGACCCGCTCGACTTCGCGTCGGCGGAGAAGTACCCGGACAACATCACGACCGGCATCGTCGATCATGGCGAGTTGATCCTGTTTGGTACCGAGTCCGGCGAGGTTTGGTACAACTCCGGCAATGCAGATTTCCCGCTCGACAAGATCCCTAGCGGTCATTTCGAGATTGGCTGCAATGCAGTCCACAGTCCGGCGAAGTGCGACAACACGGTCTTTTTCGTCGGTTCCGATTACCTCGTCTATCGGCTGAACGGTTACGAGCCGCTACGCGTCTCGACCAACAGCATTGAAACGGCGCTCCGCAACGCGGCCGACAAGGACTTTCGCGGCTACTCGTGGACGGAGTCGGGCCACAAGTTCTACGGCATCCGCTCCACGTCGTTGACGGTCGTCTATGACGCGTCGACGCAGACGTGGCACGAGCGCGCGAGCTACGGCTATGACTACTGGCGGCCGGCGTTCGTCGTTCAGGCGTATGGAACGACACTCGTCGGCGACAGCGAATCCAACGCCATCGGCGAACTCACGCCGGACGTCGTGACCGAATGGGGCGGCGTGTTCCGCTCGCTGGCGACGTGTCCGCCGATTTCGAGCGACAACCGCCGCGTGCGGCATCGGCGCTTCGAACTGGTGTTCGAAACGGGCGTCGGCGATCTCGTCACGACCGATCCCAAGGTGATGATTCGCTGGTCTGACGATCGCGGACGGACTTGGTCGAACGATCACGAGCGGTCGCTGGGTCGGCAGGGCAAGTACCGGCAGCGCGTGTCGTTGCACGGCATAGGGCAGACGGAAGGCCGTATCTACGAGTATTCCATCAGTGACCCGGTGCGACGGACGTTGATCATGGCGACGCTGGAAGCGGCTCCGGGCAGCTACTGATGTCGACGCAGCCGATCGTCCGCGTGTCGCAGCGGGTTCCCGAGAATCAGCGCGACTGGGAAGAATTCCTGCGCAAGTTAAACACTGCGCTTCGCACGGACGGTGAGCGAGCGGTTCTTGGTGCGCTGACGACGATTGCGGAACGCACGGGCACGGACCTCGGAACGCTCGCGACGTATCTGTCGGATGCGGGCCGAGCCACGGATCAGCGGCTGTTGCCGATGGTCAATTTCGGCAACATATCGTCGGTGCAGAGCGTCGATCCGCTGACCGCAAGCTCGGGTGCGACGACGGCCGATATCACGGTATCGGCACATACGCTGCACACCGATTTCGGAAACATCGCGTACAACGGCGGTGCCGTTACGGGCCTGTCGCTGAACACGCGGTATTACGTGACCGCAAGCGACCCGAACTATGCGGGCGGAGCTGTCACGTACACCGCGACAACCTCGCGTCCGAACGTGCCGGCCAATAGTGGGCTGTACTTCGTCGGCACGATCACGACGCCGGCCGCCGCCAATACCGTGAACATCACGGCCGCAACGAGTGCGAACCCGCCTGAATTCACGACCGCGACGAACCACGGGTGGTCGACGGCCGACAACGCGCTGCTGGCTGCGCTGCCCGGCGACTTCGGCACGAACCTGAACGGCACGACGCAGAGCATTACGGTGACTGCGCCCGACAAGTTCACGGTTCCCGTCAACGCGACGCTCTATGCGGCCTACACAACCGGTGGCACGGCCACCCGTGTAGTCGTCGATACCACGCCGGATTTTGGCGGTGGCGCAGGTGGATTCATCCCATGAGCGTTGAAGTGAAGCTGCGGCGCGTGCCGCCTGAGAACGAGCACGAAGCGCAGAAGTGGTACGTGCTTGAAGGTTACGTCGACGGCTATCCGGCCGTGACGAAGCGCGACACGATCAACGTGGCGGCGTTGGCGTCCGGTGCGGTCACGCTGGCTGATCGCTGCGCCAAGATGCGCGCGGACGTGGCCGAGTATTACGCGCGGTTCATGGCACTCGCGGATCTGCAGGACCCGAACGACCTGTGATCCGCGAAGCCCGCGATTCCGACCTGCCCGAACTTCTGCGGATGGGCGAGGCGTTCGCGTCGCACCTGCCGTTCAAGTCGTTCAACCCGGAGCGCCTGACGAAGCTGCTGCGTGCGCTGATGGGCGGCATAGGCGTGATCTATGTCGCCGAGCGGCAAGGTGGGCTGTGCGGCGCAGTGGCGATGATCGCGTTCGATCACTACTTCTGCGATGGCAAGGCCGCACAGGAATTCTTCTGGTGGGTTGATCCGGAGTATCGCCGCGCGGGCTTTGCGGTCGACTTGATCGACGCCGCCGAGGCGTGGGCGAAGGCGCAGGGCTGCGCCAGCGTGCACATGCTGTGCCTGGATTCACTGGACGGCGAACGAGTCACCCGGCTTTACGAGCGGCGGGGATACGTCCCGCTTGAACGTACGTTTGCGAGGTTCCTGTAATGGCGATTGGAACGACCACGGCGTTGATTGCCGGTTCGGTGCTCGGCGCAGCCAGCAGCGCATCGGCAGCGAGCAAGTCGGCAAAGGCGACCACGGGCGCGGCAAACACCGCGACGAACGCTGAACTGGCGATGTACAACACGACGCGTGCGGATACGGCTCCGCAGCGCGAACTCGGGTACAACGCGATCAGCCTGCTGAATCGGTTGTACGGCTACGGCCCG